AACACCTTTTGCGACAAAAACCTCAACAACAACGGGCCATGCCGGGCAAACCCTTGATGTGGCAACGAATATCCATAAAGGGTATTTGCCAACCCCGCCCCATGTCCCGACTATCCATGAAAAACGGGCCGAAGCTTGGCTTCGACCCGTACTCGACTCCATGCTAAATGATGGAAGTCACGGCAAAACCGGCAGCCTTTCCAAAGCCTGGACCAACTCCACCTCGCTCAGACACCAATCGCTGCCCTTATCCATTACCTTGCCTAAGGAAAGCTGAAAATGCTTACCTTTGGCCGTCATGTAGAACTCTTTGCCCAATACATATAAGGAGAGTGGCAGCAGCAAAGCGTTGACCACCTTGCCCGAACGCTGACAAGGAACGAACAAGGCGATATGCCCTGCCAGCCAAACTTGCTCAGGCGGCAGCGTCGGATCGATCAATCTCACATCGGTTGGCCGCAACGAAGCCGCCACGGGTCTTCGGCTCAGGGTTTCAACTCCCAGATAGATCTGATCCGCAGAGTTCCGCTTCACTCGACGCACCACGCCCAGGCTCCAACCATCCACCGACTTCTCGCGAAAGCCAATCAGCGCGCCCAAGCCCACCCATTCATTCCCCATCGCGCCAAGGGTAACGCCAAGCCCGGTTTGGCTGACATTATCTACCTCCCAACGCGAAAACTCCTCTTTGGCCGGCGGAGAAACGGCCTCCCCAGCCGAGGCAAGCCCGGGGATGGGAGCCCCCTTATCCCGCTTCCTCGTGGTAACGAAGCCGTAAATACGGATATTGGCAGCATCATCGAAGTTACCCTCTTCCAGCGAGCCCGTTTGCTTGGCCTCGTCCACACTCCGAATCAAACGGTGCAGCACAGGCAGGCGATACGCTACTTCTATGCTCTGACCGGAAACAGGCACTCGTTCAGCTCTCTCGAAACGCATTTGCTGGGGAGACCACTCACGCATCAAAGCGCGCAGGGTATTGGCGTCGATACCCGGTTCCATCATTCTTTTGATTTCGGGCGGCACTCTGCCGGCATCCAGCACAATGCTCCAGCCGTGCAGAATCTCGACCAAATCCGTCGTACCCCAATAGCGGGCGGCCTCATCCACCAAACCGCCTGTCACTCTCGCCGCGGGATGAGGTCCTTTTAAAGAGACCGCAAAACTCGAATATTCCGCGCATACACGCGTCAAAGACATGCGGTTACTCAGGACCTGCAGCAGTTGATAGGCAAAGTGCAGCTGTCTGGAGCTAAGATTGCCCCCGGTCAACACGGCGAGCATATGCAAGATGAGAAATTGATCCTGAACCGTGGTCGCCGGCTGGCCATCTCCGAATAAAAACACCGGCACGGAATCGCAACCATGGTGCTCTGCAAACCAATAGAGTTGGTTTACTCCCAGCCAAAAAGCCTCCTCCGGATTAAAGCTCCGGATCCAGTGCCAGCGCGCATGCTCGCCAAGATAGAACATCATTCGCGCCAGCACGATGGGCAATAGGGTCAGCACTTTGGCACCCTCAACCGAGTCGGCGTCGACAGTCAGCACATGCTGATAGCTATCTATAAAGCATTTTCCGTACGCCAGTATCTGGCTTCTGAGCTGCGCTTCCAGCGCTTTGGGCATGCGCGTATTCAGCAAGTATTGCGCGCAGAGGTTTTCATGTAGCGATTCCGTCTCTTGGTTGAGCGCTAGCAGCGCTTCGACGCGATCCACTGAAATATTGTGCCAATCCAACTCCAATGGCGACAGCAATGCCACCACGCGCTCATGCGCGGCCGCACCGTGTTCCTTCTTCAAAGCCGCCACAAACTCCCTGGCCGCTTCCGCGCTAGCCAAAGGATCGGAGCGACCTTTAGCCCCTCTTGAAAAAAAATCCAGCATAGCCGCCCACTCTCAAGACAATGTCAGCACATTTCAATCACTACACGAAACAGCTTGAACGCTACATCCATTTATAGCAAGCCTCAAGCTGGACCGCTGGCCGTCAGATAAAGAAAAAGCGCCCATGACAGGCGCTTTTGAAATTCATTGCAAACCTGCTGTTTGCTTAGATAGCCAGAGCTTCCAGCGCTTTGCCGCTGGAGATCCACTCTTGTACCCACACCGGCTTGCGGCCGCGACCGGTCCAGGTCAGTTCCGGGCTAACCGGGTGACGGTACTTGGCTTCCACCGGCTTGCGCACGCCGCCGGTTTTGCCCAGTACTTCTTCAACGCTCAGGCCGTAAGCGCGAGCAAGCTCAATGATTTGTTTCTTGGCTTTGGACTTTTCTTCGCTTTCGCGGCGCTTGATTTCAGCTTCGACATCGGCGCGCAGAGCCACCAGCTGGGTAAAATCCAATTTCGACAGTTCCATTAGCATGTTCCCAAATATATTGTTAAGAGTAGTGGTGCATTACAGATGATAATGTAGCCAAGCCTTTCTACTCAAGTCAAGGAAACAAAACAGAAATTATCAATTAATTCTCAAGCCCCTCATTCAAGGAATAGGGCAGGTCCAGTTGCTGAAGCCTTATTGTATAGGCCTCGTCAGCATAAATACCCTCTTCCCAAGCTTGAAATTGAACAACTGCCAAACCTTCATATTGCTCTGGAGCCACTTGGCAAACCGCCGACAACATGCCAATCGACTGACCCGCTACAGATGGGCTATAGAGTTTAGCGCCGATGGCAAGCGGCTGTTTAAATGCTACTTTGAACAAACGACGCTTCAATTTTCCCAAATACTGCGATCTGGCGACGATTTCCTGCCCCGGGTAGCAGCCTTTCTTAAAGCTCACCCCTCCAATCAACTCCATATTCGCCATCTGCGGCACAAATTGCTCCTGAGTCGCCAGATGGACCCAAGGAATACCCGCGTCGATATCCCGCCATTCCCAAACACCGGAAGAAATCAGGCTGGCGTCGTCCGTCAGCTTTTCCCCCACCCACTCTGCGCCTGCCTCGTCCACAACCAGCACCCAACCTGTCCCGGGCAAGCCTATCAACAGGCCCGGCTCAACCCGAACCATCTCTCGCGGCCCCGGTGTTGAGGCCAATGCGGACTCGATCGTCAGCGCCGCCAAGGCCGCCTTGCCCGCCAGGCCTATCAAGGTCAGGTTATCCGCAATCGATACCTTCACCTTGGAGCGCAGCACAAACATGCTCAAGCGCTTGGCCACGTAATCGGCCAAATCCGCAGATACCGCCAGGTAATAAGTTCCATCGCAACGCCAAACCAGAAAACTGGCCAGCATCCTTCCTTTAGCCGTAGAGTAACTGCTGTACTGAGCGCGGCTTTCATCCGACAACTCACGCACATCGCTAGAAAGCTGCCCTTGTAAAAAGGCCTCTGCGTCCTCTCCGGCCACCTGGATGATTTTGTGCTTATCCAAAATCGATATTGCGACGCCGGCGCGCAATGAGTCCAACTGCCGCAGATGAACATTCATTTCCACCGCATCTTTATTTGCCCGCTGCGCGCGCGCATCCAGCGTGAGCTTCCCGTCCAGATTCATTTAACCCACCTCAAAAACGCGGCTATTCCCGCATGGTCAACAAACGAAATTTTAACGCGCCGCAGCCCCCCTTCGCCAGCGATGAATTGCCGGCGCATGCCCCGCCTTCGCGCCGCTTGGCGGGCCCAAGCGATTTTCAGCCGCGCAAGTGTTGACAGCCCGACAGGCTGAAGCTATAGTTCGCCCTCACTCAAATCCCTGATAGCTCAGTTGGTAGAGCGACGGACTGTTAATCCGCAGGTCGCAGGTTCGAGCCCTGCTCGGGGAGCCATTACGGCCCTGTTTGAGAATTGCTTGTTTTCCATTCCCTGATAGCTCAGTTGGTAGAGCGACGGACTGTTAATCCGCAGGTCGCAGGTTCGAGCCCTGCTCGGGGAGCCAAAACAAGACAGCATTACTGAATGATGATCCCTGATAGCTCAGTTGGTAGAGCGACGGACTGTTAATCCGCAGGTCGCAGGTTCGAGCCCTGCTCGGGGAGCCAAATTTCGCTGCTATGAACCGTCGGTTCATGGCGGCTTTTTGCGCTTACGATCCGTTCAGGACGATACTCCATCTCTATATCCCCTTCATTTACAACGATTTTATCGATGAAATAGCCCATTAGCAGGCGTAGTTTTTTTGCATCAGGCGATTTCTTGACGATGGAAATCAGCGCTCGACGGGCAGCCTCTATTTGTGATGCCGTTGCCTCCATCGCTGGAATTTCTTCATCTTCGATAGCAGCAAGCTCGCGCTCCAAGCGTTTGATCGTGTCGTTTATCTCCCGTAACCGGATAGTCAGATCACCCAGATTCGGAGCGGCCTTACCGTGCAGCTCCAGAATATCGAATAGATTCTGCCTGCGCCGGCCTGCCTCTTTAATCTTCCTCACCACTGCGGTCATGCGGCGGTCGCGGTCACTTTCCCATGTTGATGTCAGCTCCTGAATCTCCGTCACGACCTCTTTCATACGCTCCCGAGTCAGCACATGCTCAACAATCATATCCATCATCCAAGCGTCAAACTCGCCAGCGGAGATACGCCGCGATCTACACCCACCACTTTTCTGATGCATGCTGCAGTTGTAGTAGTGGTAGACCTTGTTTCGTCCGGTCGCGCTCTCCGTTTGCATCGCAGCACCGCACTCTCCGCACCGTAAAATGCCGGTAAAGACAAAGCCGGAGTTCGGACTACCTTTTCCAAGCTCTGGCGCCCGTTCTCTGAACTCCTCACGCACGCGTGCGGCCATCTCATCAGTGATAATTGCAGGGTGAGCTTTGGTCATGATCCACTCCGATTCTGGACGTTCGAGCACACCATTTTTGTCTCTGCGGTTGAAGACGATCAACCCAGCATAGGCAGGGTTTTTCAAAACGCGGGTGACATGCCCTTTGGTCCAACTATTACCCTTTCGATATAGCAAGCCGCGGTCGTTCAAGTTCATGGCAATGCTCTTGCATCCCACTCCAGCCATGAACATCCTGAACATCTCTCGTACAACCACAGCTTCATCATCCAGGATCGCAAGCCGTTTTCGCTTGCCATCCGTCACAGCCTCATATCCGTATGGCGCAAACCCACCATTCCAGAATCCGTCCCTTGCATTCTTGAGCATTGAGCGGCGAGTATCGCGTGACACCTGCCGGCTGTAATGCTCATCCATGATTTCAAAGATGGACTCGCTAAACCACCCTTCGTCAGTCTCATTGTCAATGTTGACCGACACATAGACAACCCGTGTTCCCACCTCGTCAAGCAAGCGCTTGTAGCTAGCCGCGTCGATCTTGTTTCTAGCGAAACGCGAGGTGTTCCATACGATGAAGTAGTCAACCTCAAACGCTTCGCAATACTTCATCGCATCTTGAAATGCCGGTCGGTTTGCTGTCCGCCCGCTGACGCCATCATCGCGAAACACTTTTGCGACAGTAGCGTTTAGCTCTTGCGCGCGCCGTTGTCCCTGCTCGATCTGGCTGTCAATCGACACCCCTTCGTCGGCCTGGCGCGCTGTACTGACCCTAGCGTAGATGATCGCGGTTTTGCTCTTATCCATCTTGAGATTCTATTTGCCTTTGATGATGTTGTTGATGCGACTATTTTCGAGTTTTTCACACAGCCCCACATCCAGCCGCTGGCGAATTTCGTCGTTTGTGAGGCCCGCGCCGGCCAGCTGACAGATAAACCGGTTGCGCTGGAACATCAGAAACGACCGGTACCGCCTCAGCGTCAGCTCCAATCCTCCCTTCGGATGCTGGAACTGCTCTTCTGCATCCAATATCCGCCACATGGCCAGGAATGCATCCATGCCGATCTCTGCAGCGACGCGCTGCCATGTGTGGTGCATACCCATCGCGCGCAGATCGTCTAAGCGCGGGTCGCGCGCTATTTTTTTTCCATCGGGAAGTTCATAAGGAGTGTAGACATTCAGGTACCCTCCCCCCCCTGTGGCAGGCTGGGTTTCGCCTTGCCGACCCCCCGTATTGATATTGACTCTCATTTGCTGGCTAGGGGTGGATAGCCCCACCTGCAGCCCCCGTGCGATTCCCGTAGCGCCACTTCGCTTTTCCATGTCATCACCCCCGCTTGAACCGTTGATCAACCGTGCCATGACTTCGCTTTCTGTCAGAACACGAACTGGAACACCTGCAAGAGAGTTTGAGAGTTTGGCCGTTCTGAGGGTGACTTTGGAGATTCCCTGCAAGCACCTCCAGACGGCATGTCTCTCTCCAACTCAGGTACACCCACTATGACTTGTAAGAACCAAAGGCACCCGACACGTCTTCATCGCTTGCGTCCCATCTGCTCCAGCAACTGGCTGGCCGGCGTGCTGACCTTGGCCAATGGGTTGGAACGGTCTACGCCGCGCGCCAGCTTTCTGACCGCCATCGCTGTGTAGATCGCAGTTGTCTTAGGGTCCGCGTGCCCCATCAGCCGCTGGCGCTCCAATAGATCCATGTCTGACTCCGCGAGCTCCGTTCCAAACAAATGCCGGATTGCATGAGGGTGCAACTGTGACGGGTCAATGCCCGCACGCCGGCCTCGGCGTTGAATCATTCCCCACACACCACGCACAGACCACCTACGTCTTTCCCCATAATATTCATGGGCAGGACAACGGCGATTCCTTGTCGTCACGAATAACACCTGGTCGCCCGTGTCGGTTGTCCGCTCGATCGTGGCCAGCTCCGGGTGCTCTAGATACACGCGCAGCAGCAGATCTGCCTCGCGCGGGACTGGGATCAGCCGTTCTTTCGCGCCCTTCTCTCGCGGCTTGATCGCCATCCGCGCCTCGCCATCAATATTCTGTGGGATCAAGTCGCCCACATTCAGCGCCACCAGGCCGCCGACGCGCAGGCCGCAACCAATCAGGACCGCAATCATCGCGGCGTCCCGCACCCCTGAAAACGTCTCGAAATCGGGTTCCCACATCAAACGTTGCGCTGCGTCCAGAGACATGGCGACGGGCAGTTTCCCAGGCCGACGAGGGTATGACACCGCGTCACCAGGGTTTACCCGGATCAGCTTTCGAACTGCAGACAGATACCGGTACAGCTCACGGATACACGCCACGTATGGGGTGCGGCTCACAGGTGAAAGTCCCAAAACCTTGTGCGCATAGATCCCCGTAAAAACAAGCAACTCATCACCGGTAGCAGCGAGCGGATCACGCCCATCAAGCCACACCTCAAAGCGGGCCAAGATATCGCGATATGAACGGACGCTCCGGTCTGAGATGCCATCGTTTTCAGCTTTGAAGAGCAAAAACTCCTCAAACACTCGGTTCATGCGTTTCTCCAGGGGGACAGGCAGAAAAACCTGTGGAAATGTGGGACACAAGAAATGATACGGCAAAAACCATGAAAAACAACGGCTTGCAAGCAAAAACACCCCACAAAATCAGCGTTTGCCCCTACTTCATTCCGTGGCTCAAAAAATAGGCAACTCGATTTTCTGTGGGCCGGCCTATCTCCTTTTTTCTCCGCTTTCTTTCTCTTTCTCTTTGATTTTTATAAAGAAAAAGAAATAAACAGACAAATGGCAAATAAAATGCAAAGTGGGAAAAAACGGCAAATCAGTGGAGAAAATAAAAAATCCGTGGGTAATAGCGGCGATTTCGTGGGGTTCAAACCCTTTAAAAACAAACACTTGCTAAAATTTCAGTTAGAAATCCACGGTTTATTTTTGCTTGCCCGTTACTCAGTGGAAGGCAAAGCCGCTGGCGTAAAAAAACCGCGCTGGTGATGTTCCAGCGCGGTCAGTTGTGGCTCTCGGCAGTCCAATGCAAACGCACTGAAAAGCGAAGTCGTGGCACTAGAGGCTATGCGAGCATGGCACGCAATCGAATCCACGCGGTGCACCAGTCGCAGGGCTTGCCAGTACGGTCCCATATACCTGGCACTCTGTGGCGATGGCCTGGCGCGTCCAGGCCTTTGTATTCATCGTCCTTACCCGCATCCATGAGCTCCTTAACGGCATTGCGCCACTCACTTGTAATCCGATGCGCCACCAGTTGTTCGACCTTGGCCGGCGCCGGCGCGGTGACGACCATGGCGTCAAGCATTCGCTGAGGCAGTCCGTCTACTCCGTTCGCCCGAATCAGCACTTTCACCGCGGCGCGGTGCTGCTCCTCGGTGATTGGCGACTTCACCAATACCCACGCCACCGACTCGTCGGCAAGCGCCGTTTCTACCTCCGCCCGCGCATCCTCTTCCTTATCGCGCTGCGTCTTGAGCGCCTCGAGAGCCATTTCAAATTGCTCCGGGCCTTGGCCATCACCGTCACCACCGTAAAGCGCGATGCGGACAAGATCCAATGTCAGCTTGATAGTCCAAGTTTCCCATCCTTCGTCAGTGAGTAGCATGCCAAGCGAGCACAGCTCGTTCTCAGCTTCTTTCAGGGCTTCCTGCATCATCCTAATATTGCTGACCGCTTGCGCGGTGTCGGATGACTCAACGGCCTTGAGGCCAGCATCCCACGCTTTCTGCATCTCCGGAGTAATCGGCCCGGCGTGTTGGGCGGAAACCATCGCACGGCATGCGTTCTGCAAGTTTGTATATGAGGCGGCGGTGCTGGCCGGCGGGGTCATTTTTTGGGTGTTGTTCATGCGGCCCCCTGCACTGAAAGCGCTACCGCCACCGGGCGAACCCAGATCGGCGTTGCCGACAGCACGAAAGTTTCGCCGCTCCATGCCAGCAGCAGGGTTGTGCCCATCACCTCAGCAATTGCGCGTGCCGCGGCCGGCGGCACAGCATTGCCGATGCGCTCGCGCCATGCGGTGTCGCTCAGGCCGTCTAGCTCTAGGTATTCCTCGGGTTCGATCAAGCTTTGCAGCGCGGCAAGCTCAAGTGTGGTGAATGGACGGTGCCAAGTGCCATCCAGCGCGCGGATCACGCATTGCAGTTTCTCGTTTGGCTCCGGCATACGTGGATCGGCGACGCTCCAGCGGCCATTGTCGTGGCCAGCGGCTGCAGATACCGCCCCACTTGACTGTTCCCATCCCAGCACACCGTAATGACCGCCAGTCAAGTAGTGATCGCCTTTCTGACGGCTATTCAGCGCGGTACGCGGGTCATCGATCGATAGCCAGCCGCCTTGCACTCCCTTGCCGCCGGCGATCACTGTGGGAGCGTGGTTTCCCCAGTCCACCACGGACAGGTTGTTGCTGTGACGGTTCCAGTTCGGGCGCGGATCTGCTACTGCTTGACCGCCGGAACTCGGGCCGTGGCCACCGGTTACGACACCGGAAGCCTGGTCGAAGCTGACGACGCGGAACACGTTGTTGTGGCGCACGTCGGAGAAACGCGGGTCAGCCACCGAGAACGAGCCTTGACCTGGCGAGCGCTGACTGGTGACGACGCCGGCGGAGTCCTGCCAAGGGATGACGCCGAACTGGCTGTATTCCTGGCCCTGGTAGCGCGGATCAGCAACAGAGAAGGCGCCATTGGTCGGACCGCTGCGGCCTGCGATTACTCCGGTGGACTCCTCCCAGCGATTAACACCCATGTAGCCGGACTGGTACTCCGGAACCAGCAAGTAGTCGCGCAGATGTCCATCTTCCACTGCGAGCTTGTTCAGACTGCGCCAGTCGCTACCGGCTTCGACGAAAGCCAGGCGAACCCACGTTTTCCACTGCAAAGACGGCACGCGGTGCATAGGGCCGCCGGCAAGGTCGCCAGGCAGCGGCATGCGGTCGAGTACGGTGCCGACGGCTTCCAGGCGCTTTTTAGGTGGTTCGTAGAGGAAGGGGGGCACCTTTTCGATGTGGCGGGCCACCAGCAGGAAGCGCTTGCGGCTCTGCGCCAGGCCGCCAATCTCCCCGCAGTCATGTGTCGTCTCGGCCACGGCGTAGCCATAGGCGCGCAGCAAATCGCCGATCTGGTCCAGCAGATGACGCCCGCGGCTGGCAATACGCGGCACGTTCTCGAAAACGAACAGCTCGACGGGGTCGTCGGCGTAAGCTTCCAGCGCCAGCCAGATGCTGCGAAGGGTCAGGCGGTTGAGGGCTTGGTATTTTGCTGTTCCGCTCTTTGCCTCGCTCATGAGCCCAGAAAGACCCTTGCACGGCGCCGATATGAAGAAAATGTGCGGGCGCTCACCACCCATAGAACGCACGATGTCGGAAGGCATCGCCTCGCGCCACTCCGCTGGGGGCTGGCGCCCGTGGAAGTCGATGTACTGCTGACGGTCGAACAGATCCATCACGGTGCCAGGGACGCCAGCCAGCTTGTTGAAGTCGCGGATAGCTGCCGGATCCACATCAATGCCGCCCAGGCAGCGGAACTTCGCCTTCAGGTTACCCACTCGCGGTTGAGCCTGGTTGAACCCCTTGGCGCCACCGGCGAGGCCGCAACAAATATGGCCATGCAAAATTTCAATTTCTTCCATTATCTTGCTCCCTCAAAAGATCTCTCTAGCTGCAATCTTCGGCGCCGCGGACAAGCCCAGCGCCTCCAGCTTGTTCAGGCTGATGCCTACCAGGTGTGCCACCCGGGCCCGGCTGATGCTGCGCTCCACGTCGTCCATCATCGTGCCGTTGGCGACGGCCACCACCCCGCTGGCCAGCAGCTGGCTCTTGAATATCCGGCCTGTCTTCACCGGCAAGCTGTCAAACTTGGCGCGCAGATTCGTGGCGGTGGAGAGGTGGTCCATGATGTGGTTCGGGCGGATGAACAGGATGTGATCCTCCCGTCCGTCCTCGTCCACTCCCTCCTCCCAGGTGAAGGGATGTTCGAAGCGGTTGGCGTCCAGCTCGGACAATGCAATTTCCATGATCCGCACCCAAGGCAGGCGCGTGCCGTCGGTCTCGGACAAGTGGCCGTTCATCTCCGCCAGCAGATCCTGGATAAACCGCCCCTGGCCCTGATCGATGTCGGCGAACTCGCACAGCAAGCGCCAGGCAGCCAGGATCGCGGCGTAGTTCTCCATCATCCGGTTGCTGGTCGCATCGCCCTCGCCGGCGCGGCTGTGCTTGCGGCAAAAGGCAACCATCGCGTGGTGCTCCTCTCGGATCCGCTCCGGCTGCACCGTGGCCAGGAACTGCAACCAGTTCCACAGCGGGAACTGCGGCAGCGAATGGGGAATGATGGCGCCCTGCTTTTCAACGGTGAGCCGGCTGCGGCACACCTTGGATTGCAGCGACTGGATGTCCACCTCTTCACCGGCAAGCAGTACCGGCGCGCACATCAGATAGGGCGTCAACGTGGCGCCAACGCGGGTGAACTCAAAGCGGTAAGTGGATTGCAGCAAGCCGTCGATATCGGTCAGCACCGCCTTGGGCAGCTTGGAGAACTCGTCCCAGCCCACCGGGTTGGTGGTGTATGAAACGCTGGCGCGGCGCCGGTGGTCGGTCTTCAGCATCTGACCGGACAACACCTGAAAGCCGAACGATGCCTGCATGGACTCCAGCAGCTTGGATTTACCGGACCCCTTGTCCGCCTGCATCTCGAAGTGCGGGTAAAAGCCGATCACGTTCTTCAAGTGCGCGCCCAAGGCCCACACCATGGCAATGGCCGCGGCGTTGCCGTGGAACGTGGCCTGGTAGGCCTGAATCACCTGGCGCGCTTGCTGCTGGGTACCGCGGGGAAAGGTGATGTTGTAGTAGAGGCACTGCTTCTGCGGCTCGGTGAAAAAGCAATCGTTGCCTTCAAGCGCGGCCAGTTGGCCATCGCGCCAGGCCAGGCCGACGAAGTTCACCACGTCGCGCGCGCCAAGATCCGCCGTCCGCTCCAAAATGTTGATCATCCTGGCGAACTGGGCCGGCTTCCAGATGTGGCCGAAGCGGCCTTTCCACCACTCCAGGTTGTACAGCTTGTCATCCGTGATCACCGCCCGCTGCAGCGTATTGCCATGGCGCGCAAGCTGGGCGGAAATACCAAACACCGTTTCCGGCTGGCTGTCCGGTGTGCCGTTGATGGTTGAGAGATGGGACTGGATGCGCAGCCGGGACATGCCGGCCACTCGAAACGCGCACAAATCGCCTATGGTTTCGGAGCGCTTGTTGTTGCCGTCATCGTCGGCGTTATCTTTGAACTCGTCCACGTACTGGGTGAAGTCGTCCTGCAGGCGAAAACGCCAGTACACGCTCCAGTCATGCCCGGGGAGCCAGACCCGGCGCCGGCCCTCGGTCCGCTCTCGGTCCTGAGAATTGATCGCCGCCGGCATGCCGGGAATCAGCCACTGCTCCACGCGCTTCATCCTGACCGATAGTTCGTCAACGCCATGGTTCTGCAGCACGTCGTTGATGTCCTCACCTTCCTCCCAATCAAGCATGTCAATGAAGCGGCTGGCCACGTCCGCCGCCGTCAGCCGCTCGGACAAGCGCCAGGCCGCTGCTAGCCCCGGCCGCTTACCGGTTTTTTCATTGATCTTGTCGCTGTGGTCCAGCGCAATCAGCACCTTCTTTCCACGCAGAAAAGCGAAATCAAGGTTCTCGATGTTCGCCACGCCACGCACGGCCAGGGCCGCCACGTTTGACGGGAAGTGGCAGCACTCCACCGACAGCGCATTGATCGGGCTTTCCACAATGAAAACGGTGTGCGCGCGCTTCAGCCTGTGCGGATCGCTGGTCCAGAAATAACCGTTTTTCTCGCCCTGGCACTGGGTTTTCACATCGCCATTCAGCGACGGATCCACATAGCGCAGATCCACCGCCACAACTCGGCCGCCATCGCGAACAATGAACGCCGCCGCCGGGCCGCCATGCCCAACTTTGCCGGGCTCCACGCTTGGGCTGACCCAGGTGTTCCAGCCGATGGTGCGTGCGCGGATCGCCCGGTCAATCACCTCTTGCTCAATGGCTCGGCCACGCAGGTACGCCTCTACCGGCTCCGGCTGCTCCAGGCAGCGCTGCGCAATGTAATCCTCCTTGCTCTTGCGTTCCGGCTGTTGTGGCTTGTCTCGGCTTGGCCGTGGGATATCGAACCAGCTGGCCAACAGGTTTGCCGCCTCGATGGGCGTGCCGGCTTGTCCGGCGTAGATCATCAGGTCAATCGGCGTGCCGCCTTCACCGGTGGCGTGATCCTTCCAGCCGTCTCCGAACCTCTCGTGATTGCTGTAGATGGATAGCGACGGGTGCTTTTCCTGCCGTGACGGGCTGAAGTAATTGCCATTGCCGCCATCCCGGCGCATGCCCAGGCGGTCCGCCACGGCATGCAAATCGATTTTTTTAAGGCGAGCGAACCACTCGCCCATCTGTGGGCTGTTATTTGACATAGGGATGCCCTCTTACAGGTATGCAGGTGTGGCAGTGGCCCGGAACGCCAGGTCAGCTGATATCGCCACCCTGACGCCGCTTTCGTGGCCAAACACCACGCCGCGCAGCTCCGGGATCGTGCCCATGGACCACCCGTCCACCGCGATGGTGGCAAGCCGCACCACCACATCGGAGAAATCGGGGCTGTCCAAGGCCACCGGCAAATCCGCCGGCGCATCGATCACCGCGCACGCCTCCGCCCAGGGCACCGGGCAACCATCCACCAGGCCCAGCAAGCTGCCGTCCAGCGCATGCAGCGGCGCCAGCGCCACCAGCCCGGGCTCCGCCGCGATGGCGTGGCCAAAGCTGCGGAATGCGCGTCGTTCGGACGAAAACGGAAGAAGAGTATTGATATTTGCCATTGCCACACCTGTTTGTTTCACGCGCTCAGCAGATCCATCTGCGCATACCCCTCGTATGCCAGGCAGAACTCAGCCACCGCCGCCTCGATCGTCATCGGCAAGATGCGCTCCGGCAGGGGAGCCACCCCGGCCAGAATCGCCCACTCGCTGCCGTCGGCCGGCATCAGGTCGCGGCGCTCGGTTGCCAGCATCACAATGTCCGCGCGCTTGATCTGCGCCGTGTCCTGCTCGCTCAGCACAATGCCGAAACGCTGGTGCACCGCGGTCTGTACCAGCCCTTCCATGTAGTTGTGGCTCGGCAGCGAGCGCTTGATGGTGGTCACCACGTCGCCCACATAGGCCTCGGCCGCGTCATGCAACAGGCCGGCAAGCTGCAGTGCCGGCGGCAACAAACGCGCTACACGCACCGAATGCTCTGCCACGCTGTAGAAACGGCGGCAGGAGCCGCCGAAGCGGCAGATATGGCCCAGCGCATGGGCGATGTCGTGGATCTCGATGTCCGCCGGCTGCGGATGCAGCACGTCCACATAGCGGCCGGATACGGTTTGAACCAAGGCGGTTGTCATGCTTTCTCTCCTTCTGCCTGCTTCCGTTTTTTCTGCAGCTGGTACTGGGCCACTACGAAGTCCCACTCTTCCCTGTCGATACGCCGGCATCCGTCAAACTCGGGCACAAAAGACTTGGCCGGATCCTTTACCGTTTTCCCCTCCGCCTCCATAAGGGCAACCTCGCCAGGCACATCAGGGATCCACATCGCAAAGGGGCCGCTTTCACTGAGATAAAGAAAGCCGCATTCCTGGAACGGGTGGCCAATGCCCGTTGAGCCATAGCAATTTTGGGAGGTGTAATGAAGATCCGTCGGGACGCCAAGCGCATCGCTGATCACAATCGATGCCGGTTGGTAGCGTGGAGCTGCGGCCAAACGCTTTGCCCATTCGCTGTTTTTCTTGGGGTAGCAAACACCATTGCGATCAGGCGCCTTGAAATCCGGGTGACGGTCTCCAGGGAAAATGACACCCAACAGGTTTCCTTCCAGCCGATTGGTCACCCCCCCCTCAACCCCCAGTTCCTTTGCCATCTCCTGCACAGCGGCTTGTACGAGCTTCCGTTTTGCGATATGGGCCTTGATCAACTCAAGGACTGCCCCGCCCTCGATCATGAAATAAAGGTCGTTCACGCCGGCTCCCCTTCCTGTCCGCCCAGCGCTCTCACCTGGCCGGCCACCGCCACCGCGGCCATGCCCACCTCCTCGGCGTTGTCCTTCAGTTGCTGGCACAGCTCGGCGGTCTTCATCAGCTGCTCGGCGTCAATCTCGCCGTCCAGCACCGCGCGGATCAGCCGGGCGTTGCGAGGGTTGATCTTCTCCAGATCGATTTCGTGGACGTAGACCACATTGATCAGCGTCTGCACCGGACGCGGGATCCTGCGGCCGCTTTCATAGCGGCTGCCGCCGGACTGGGTCACACCCAGACGCAGCCAGAAATCATGTTGGTTCAGGGACTGCTGGCGGCGAATGGCGCGTACGTTTTGCATAATCGTTTTCCTTGTCAAAGATGGATCACCAGCACGGCGGGCTGGGTAATGGAATGGTCCTGATGCACCAGTTGCCAGCTGCTGGAGCCTGGCACGCAGTTCAAGCGGTTCAGCCGGCACAACGTCTCCAGCGCGGCCTCTACCTGGGCGATGTCGCCGTACACGGCAATGAACAGCTTTTCCGCCGGCACATAGCGCGCCTCGGCGCGCACCCCTGCTTGACGCAGGCGGTCGGCCAAGTCTTCCACCCGGTCAAACTCTGGTTGCTGGCGCACCAGCGCCTCAATCGTTGCCATGTGCTGACGGGTAAGCTGTTGAATAGCGATGCTGTACAGGTTCATGAGGTCTGCTCCTTGCGCGACTCCCTCGCCCAGACCTGTGCCGCCAGCTGCTCGACCTTGCCGGCATCGCCCCGATTCAGGTGCAACACCATGTCTGCCGGCCGAGGAAAATCCAGCGGATGCTCGCTGACCACGATCAACAGATCCGGCGCGGTGGTGCGCATCTTCAGCAGTCCGTGGAGCTGACCCGCCGCAGTGACATCGTCAGCCATTTCAACGGCCAGACCGTGCTGGCGTGCTACTTCGCCCAAGGCCGACGCCAGCCGGGTTTTGCCGGCACCCTTTTCACCGGTGACTTGCCACACCTGCATCGCCGCCGGCCACAACTCGCGCTTAGCCATGCTTCACCTCCACATCGCGGGTGTAGTCCTTCACATTCCAATCCTCGGCCAGTTGCTCCCAAATCTTCCCGCCATCCTCGAAGTACTGGTGCACCTCTCGCTCGGGCCTGGAGTCCATGCGCAGCACCGCCACGCAGTCGTCAAACAATTCCTGGTCCAGCAAGCGGAAGTCGGTCAGGTCAACCTTGAATCGGGTGCCGTTGTAGAGCCCCAGCAGAAAGCGGGCGATTACGCGGCTTTGCCCGGTGTGTCCACGTGCGACGTTCAGCAGCCTATGCAGCGCAGGCACGCCCTCCGCGCGCTCGGCATGAAGCCGCTTCTCCTGCGCCTGTACCTGCGCCAAGAATTGCGCCATGGATTTTTCAGTCGGTTTGTGCGAATGCATCACCCTGCCCTCCGTTGCTGATAGTCGCGGCGCAGCTGCGCCTTGGTTGTCCGGCCGGCCTTGCCGTCCAGCGCCTCCAGGGTGGCTTCGATCTCTTCCCGGCTCGGGCCCGCATAGATCGCCGTGCTGTTCAGGCTGGCATGCGCCAGCACCGACTGAACGATCTGCAGCGGGTTCTTGGCCGTGCTGGTACGAAAGATGTCCATCGCCCGGCTGTGGCGCAGCCAGTGCGGCGACGCCTTGAAGCCCAGGCCGGCCTCCTGCGCCCAATGCTCGACGCGCAGTTGAACCGCGCGCACCGTCAGCGCCTCGCCAAAACGGCCGGGCACCAGCGGCGCGTCGCCCTGCTGGCAATCGTTCATGTTCAGCAGCGCCACCAGGTGCATGCGCAGCGGCTGGGTCAAATGCACGTAAGCGGGCTGCCGGGTGTCCACCTGCACCGTCTTGCCGGCGCGGTTGGTTTTCTCGTAGACCCGGCCCTTGCGGTATTCGGCGGGGATGAAGAGCGAGCCGGTTTTCAAAGCGGCCCAGGCGTCCGACAGCGTCAGCTGCAGGAACTCGCCCACTCGGCAAGCGCTGTAATACAGCGCGGACATCAGGTGATAGTCCCGCTGCGCCAGCGGGTCGTTGGTGCGGTAGGCGGCATTCAGCAAACGTTGCCGCTCGTCCGGTTTCAAATAGCGTTTCATCGTGACCTCCCAGTCAGAAACGGATTACAGGGGCATCAGCTCGTCAACATCGACGAAGGCGTTGAACTTCTTGCCGCAGTGCGGGCAAACCAGTTCCAGATCCACACGCGGTTTTGCGTCCGGCCGGTACTGGAACACCTCGGCGCTTGCCACGCGGAAGCGCTTGATTTGCTCGCCGCAGGCTCGGCATGGGGTTTCCATTCGTTTCTCCTCAAGCATTGGCCGCCAGCACCAGCGCAACGTCGGCGCCGCGCTCGGCCATCGCGTCAATCACCACATGCGTGGGCGTCACCGCCTGCACCACCAGCTGCAGCTGCCGCCGGTCCACCTGCAGGTGGATTTCCTCGTGCGCGGCCACAACGTGGCGCGTTTGCGGCACGCCGATGGCCATGTGGTAGAGCACCAGCACGCCCTCCTCGCGGCGGAACGTAATGCTGGCGATATGGCTATGGCCGTAAATCAGCGAGGCCTCGCCCAGCGCCACCCGGAAACGCCCTTCCGGGTTCTGCTTGCCCGTCGTGAACAGCTCGATCAGATTGCTCATCTCCTGCTCCTCATCATTGCCAGTGCGCTGTTGCGAATCGCGATCGCCAGCGCCGGGTTGCTCATGGCCAACTCAAACGGCTGAGTCAGCCCGGACAGCCGATAGGCCACCCGCAGCGCCTCCTCGGTCAGCTCGCCCGCAGTCGGGGAGAGGGCGAGGCCAAGCTGGTTTCGGTTTCGGGGTTGGATTCGCATTGCATCGCCTCCAGCAGCTCGGCGCCGAACAGGCGGGCGATCTCGCCGGCCAGCCCGCCGATCTCCTGACCGGGCTGCAGGTTGTCGCGCACCATACGGATGCCGTGTTTTGCCAGGCAGGGGGGAATGGGGGTGCTCAGTTGCATGGCGCCGTCTCCTGTCCCGCCGGCATCACCACCAAGCTGCGGAAGCGGCCGCGCAGCTCGATGATGGCGGCGATCCAGTCCATCAACTCGTGATCGACGTTGCGGAATTCGTCGGAGGTGACCACACCGTCCTCCAGCGCGTCGGACATCGCACGGTGGACGTCGCCGCCCTCGGCATGCACCCGATTGACGATGTCCAGCAGCGCGGAGTCGGACACGCAGTCCAGGGTGGGGAGACGGTAGAAGACGCCGCCGAACAGCCGGCACAACACCTGCAGCGGCTGCAGGTTCTGACTGTGGCGCAGGATGTGGATGAACTCGTCCAGCCCGGTGTAATGCCGGCAGTCCGGGTTGAGGGACAATTTGTTGTACAGCGTGCCCGCGCTCAGCCCCATCTCTGCTGCCAACTTGTCCACGCCGTAGTTGAAAGCGGCTTTCTGCAACGCCGCGTGCATATCCTGATCCGATAACTCCGGATGTGATATGTGACCATCTGTCGTCATTTGTGATAGCTCCCGTGATCGTCACTTGTCGTGACCGTCAAAGGCGCTGATACTTCGATTGCCACACCGTAGTACCAGCACCACCTGACGCCGTGCCCGCCTAGCCCGCGGGTGCGGCGTTTTTACTGCTGACCTTGCTGTTTCTCGTCCGGGAAAAGGATGTCCATGGCCGAAATCCCTAGCTCCAGCGCCAAGCGCTTTGCCAATTCAGGCGATGCCTTCCAATTCCCTCGCTCCAAGCTGCTGATATGCCCTTGGGTCACACCAACCCGCTTGGCCAGCTCCGGCTGTGTCAGATCAAGCTTTTGCCGGGCTTCGCGAATGGGGTTCATGTGCTGCTCCGTTCTCCCTGCGTTGGTCATGCTCAATTATTAGTATCACTGTTATTTAAAGTCAATAGTAATGCTAATTTTTTTAAATATTAGTGCGCTTATAAAATCAGATGATGATCGGATCTCGCATTAAGGCGGCAAGGAAAGCCCGCAAGCGCTCACAGGAATGGTTAGCCTCTGAAACCGGAGTCAACCAGTCCAGCGTAAGCCAATGGGAAAAAGGGTTGACGGAGCCAGCCACTAATAATTTGTCACGCATCGCACAGGTGCTGCGCATCAGCTATGACTGGCTGGCTACTGGCCGAGGTGACATGGAGTTGAGTTACACCCCTGTCGCCGCCAGCGTTGCCGAACCCATGCCGGTGGACCAGGATCTTGCGGAGCTGGTGGCACTGTTCGAACAGCTGCCGCGCGCCCGGCGCCAGACCCTACTCCAATTCATGCGCGACTGGATCAACGTCAAATGAAGCCCGCCATCCTTGCCCTTTTCCTCGCCCTGCCCTTGCCCGCCTCGGCGACCACGCCGCAGCAGGATGCCCGCGAGCTGCTCGCCTACCTCAAGCAAACCCGCGCCGAAGTGAACCGGGCCGGCAAGGCCGGCGACAAGGTGGCGCTGCAACGCATTGAGCGCGATGCGCTGCAGCGTTGGCGCGCATGGCCGAATGACGAACGGCACTCGCCTTATGCCAACTGCCATGCGGCGCTGACCGACATGCTGGATTTTCTGTCCGCAGTGGAGAGGAAGGATAAAAGCTGGCGGGACAGGAGAATTCGCCACTTTCGCGAAGACCTGGCCGAATGCGAGCAGGCCGTGAAAGCGAAGCGGCCGTAAAAAAATCTACGTTGATCAAAACATTACCCAAGCGCCCCATGTGCAAACCCCTGTTTTTTTATGTCAGGGTAATCTAGCGCCCGGCCAAGCCGCGGCGATACCGCACAAGTCACATAGCTGACCGGTCGAAAAGGACAGGTCAGAACGGGGGCATTTCCAGCGCCCACAGCCGCCGGACCAAGTCCACCCGGTCCACCGCCTGGTTCAAACGCCTGATTTTCGTGGCTTTCTCACGCACCGTGCGTACCGATATCCCCAACTTGTGTGCTGTGATCACGTCCGTTTGTCCGCACAGAATGCCCTGTAAGATGTGCCATTCCTGTCTGCTCAGCCCGGTCAGGTTGGGCGTCCTCGTGAGGATCCGCACCAGCACCGCCATCAGCTTGGGGGCCAGGCAAGTCATCAGATGCACAAGCCGCGCGTCGTGCTCAACATCGCCGGCAATCGACAGCACAATCCGATACTCCCCTGCCTGCTCCAGCCAGCTCAGCCCGTGGTGGAGCTGTTCTGCGCTGGCGCTGAGCACATAACTGCGCCGCGCCGCCGACGACGCCGGCGCCACCAGCAGCCGGGACCAGTAAACAAGCTGTCCGATCGGCGCATTCCAGACCGGGTCCATTTTATGAAAGTGGCCGCGCCGGTAGTCCTCAATCCAGCGCGGGCTCCAGCCGTGATTCGCCAACACATCGGCCGGCTGGCGCCGGCTGCGCTCATTGCCCAGCACAAGCAGCGTGCGCGCGCCGTCCGGCATATGGCGATGCCACAACGCCATGAACTGGCGCAGAGCCGGGAGATCGTCCACCGTGACCAGTGCATCCAGCAGCGTCAACAGGTCGTGGGACAGTGTGGCAATGGTGGGGACTTGCATGCGTGTACGTGAGTTTCCTTAATTCGTTCTAGTGGAAACTACGTACAAAAAAACCCGCTTGTCAGCGGGTCGTGGTCATTTAGCAAAATGGCATCATGTCGGCGCGGCCGGCCATTCTATTTGCGTAGGAAATTCTTTTTGCTCCGGAACGTCACGCAGCGCTTGCCTATACATCTGTAGTTGCTTGAATTGGTCTGAATTCATCGTTGTGGGCAATGACATTTCAACTTCATCCCGATGCCGCTGAACAAACCATTCGGTAACGCGAAGTCGCTCATCTCGTTGCGCCCGCATCTGTTCAGCCAGCAGCGCGGCACTTGGCTGCGGATTCTGAATGATCTTCGCTTGAGCATCTGTAATTTGTGTGCAACTTTTCGGCAAGTATTTTTCACCACCGCTTGCAACATCACTTTCAGACAAATAGTGAATGGCACCTGATTTATCTTGATAATACGGCATATCATTACCTCGTCTCATACCAAGTGAAAGATGGTGCTCCGGTTGCCGTAATTGAATACGACTGACCCGGCAGAACAAGAGTTGAAAACGAAAAATATGAAGTTGCTCCCGCGTTGTTTGTGAACGTCTGTATGTTGACTCCCCCTTTGTATAGACGCTGGGTACCCGCGGCCCCTAGGAATATGCAGCACTCAATTAATATCGGACGTGGTGTTGTATTGTAATACGTTGTACCAAGTGCGCGCGATGCGGTGAGATCGGCTGTTGATTGAGTAATGCCAAAAATAGCACCAAGTGTTCCAAGCAACGAGGTTATCCCCGGCAGTGCCACATCTCCGGTTGCTGCATTATAAACTAGACCATCAGCCCCGTTTGCAAGTGGCAGTATAACTAACGCGCCTTGAAGCTCCAGCCGTGCGAGACTACCTCGATCGTCTCGCGCAATAACACGCCCCCCCGCCCCTGCATTCGGCTCAATCACTTCTATGTTTCTATCCTGACCAATATGGACTTTCGCACTTACCTGCAGTGTTGGACTTTTCACACCGACAGCGTCAGTTATTCCATACCCTGCTAGCGAGCTTGCTTTATCCGCTTTTGCACTGAGCTTCGATTTCATCTGCCCAAGATTTACCGGCTGATTATCCAAAGTCGCGTCTTGTATCGACACTGCGCCAGTATTAGCATCAAAAACAAATGCATCTGCGCCAGTGCTTGTTGAAAAAATAACATGTGACCCCTGAAACTCTAGGCGACTCGGAACCCCTGAATCATCCCTGGAGAACAGCCTTGCGCCTGGACCAATATTTGGGGGAAGCACTTCCAAGTTGTTATTTTTTGCAAAAGAAACTTTTAGCCCATCATAAAATCTTGGATTTTTTATAGGCGCACCATCTGTAATACCATAGCCATCTAGAGTCGTCGGCCTCCCGTTTGCATTGCCCCATGCAATTAATCTAATAGCTTTCAAAAGCTGATCGTTTTGCCCAGGCCTAAGCTCTATTCCAGAACCTTCAACAACACCGGCCATTTCTTCTTGCCATGAATCGAAAAGCTCATAGCCAGGGGTCGTCGCAGGCTGCCCAGTCTGAGGATTGCCAGGACCAAAACCATTCTTCCCTGCGCCAAATTTATCCTTTACCGGATTGCGGTTATCACCTACTCGTCTCATATCGTCATATCTCCATAAGCCACCAGCGCCGTGCTGCTTGCTGGCGCTTCTCGATGAATCACACACTCAATCATGCTGTCGCCCCAGCTCCGCAGCGGCTCCTCTACGCCGGATTCAGTCGTTGCCTCCGTGATCTTCGCGCCGCTGGGCAAATTCAAGGTCCAGGTATGTCGCCAGCCAATGTCATTCAGCGGCGCCTCGCAACTCATCTCGCAATGGTGATAACGGTGCCGCGTGATCGTCGCCCCGGGATAGCCCAGGCTGGCGGCCAGCTGCAGATAACGCGGTACCCGCGCGCCGCCGGCGTCGGTCAGCTTTGCCAGTACCGCCTGCTGGCGTGCAAGCAGCGTCTGTTCGCCCAAGGTGCAGGCGTCCGGCAAACCCAGACTGGTCTCCCACTCCGTCAGTAGCAGCACGCTGCGCCGCGGGTCGGATTCCTGCAGCAACAACTGTGCGCGGCTGTCGATCGCTGCAAGCACCTCCGCCTGACTCCCAAGCAGCTGTGCCAGTTCGCCGTCGGCCTCCGCCTGCAGCGCCAGGCCTGGCGGCAATAAAGCGGCCAGGTGCTGGGCGTAGCGCCCCGCGCTTATAGCCATGTAATCGCCCCCAACGTCGCCAGCTCGCCGATGCCACAGACCACATCCGCCGCCGGCGCAACCAACAGGTGATCCCACTCGCCCGGCGCGCCGGAAATCGCTTCCGTCAGATGGCTGCGCGGAATCGTCGCACCGCTGACAGGCAAGCTGGTGCGGCCATCCGCACGCTTGACCGGCGCCGCCTCACTGGCCAGCACCGCGGCCAATGCCTCTACCACGGCCTGGCGGATCGCCGGCGTGTCCGGCGTCAGCCGGATGGTGAAGTTGATCGGTTTGTTGATCGGCGCCAGCGCGTAGATCTCGCCCATCGGCGTGCCGGTCTGCTCCAGATGCGCCAGCACCGCCGCCTGCTCCGCGGCGTCCGGGAAAATATCGGCGTCGCCGTCGCGGACGAAATAGACCGAGATCGAGCCATTGCCCAGCAGCTTGGGCGCCGCCCAGGCCCGCGTCACGCCGGCCACTTCCTTGGCCCAGATCTCCCAGTCCGTAGTGCGCCCGACTTGTCCGCCATTGCGCCGCGCTTCGATCACCCGCGCCCGCACCTCTTCGATGCCCTCGATGTCGGCACCACCGCTGAGGCCTGGCGCCAGCACCTCGGCCTCGCCATTGATGCCGGGTACAGTATTCACCAGGCGCAGCTTGCTTCCCGGTTCCGTGTTCCCCGCTTGCCCTGGCGCGGTCGCGATCACCTTGGCCGTAATCTGGCCGGCCGCCGGCAGCGTCACCCCGTCCACCAGCGCGAACTGAGCATCGTCGCCGCGCCCCAGCAACTCGCCGGCGGCGATGGGATAGCCCGCCGCGCCGCTCAGCTTGATCACGCCGCTGGCGGCGCTGGGTGGCTTGCGCCCGGCGGGCAAGTAGATGGGTACGAACACATCCAGCAAGGTGTCGTCGTCGCAGCTCTGCGGATGGATCTGCCGCGCAATCCAGTCCTGATGTCCATATAAGCCGTGTTCGGCGCCGGACAGCGCCCGCGCAAGCGGTGTGAACAGATTGCGGCGCAACGGCGCGCTGGCGGTTTCCAGCACCAGCTCCGCCTCATTGCGGCGGACGATGTCCGCCAGGGTCGGGCGCGGAATCATGCGCTTACCTCCAGTTGGATCTCGCGGCCGTCGATCACGATCGACAGCAGCAGAGTTTCATTGCCGGCGCTATGCGCCGTCACTTTCAACGATTGCGCAACACCGTCGTCCAGCATCCACGTCAGCGCCTCGCCGGCGTAGAACTCGGCGTCTCGCAACGTGGCCGGCACGTCCTTGGCCCGTTGCGCAAGCAGCCACAGCCGGCTGCCCCAGCGGTCGAAGGGCTGGCCGGCCAGCGCGTCGCCCCACCAGCCGCGCGGATCCGGCTGCCGGTCCTCCGCCAGCGCCCGCGCATCGCAGAACAGCGACAGCACAATCGCACTGTCGATCGGATCGGCGAACAGCGCCAGCGGCAGCGGCGCAGACAGGTCTATCACCAGGCGACGGCTCATACCGGCAGCCCTGACGTGTCGCCGCCCTTCAGCACCCCGCCGTGGGCGTGGCTGTGCAGGGTGATGCCGTTGGACGTGAAGCCGCCGCCGCTGTGGGTGAAGCTGCCGCTGAATGTGCCGGCGCCGGTACCAGTGATGCCGGCCTTGTAGGTGAACAAACCGCCCACCGTCGCAGCCTGGCTGAACGTAGCCAGCGGCGTGGACACATCCACGCCCTCGCTGGCGTTGACGATGAACCGCTTGCACGTCAGCGTGGCGTTGCCCTGGTCGTCAAACAGGAACAGCACGCCGGCGGCGTTGTAGGTGGCGCTCTCGCCGGGCTTCAGGTTCTTGGGCCGGTGCTCTTCGTTGTCCACGGCCACCGCCACCAGGTGGTCCCGGCTGCCGCCCACCGCCACCATCACCGGCACGCTGCCGGCCGGCGGGTGGCTGGTGGCGCCGAAATTCTGCGCTCTCTCCACTTCGTCGCGGGTTTCGCCTTCCAGCGCGGAGATCTGCAGCCGCTGCAGGCCGCCGGCGTCGTTGACCAGATTGACGATGCCGCGCGCCACCATCAGCCGTATTTTTTGAAATGGGTTCATAGTTCGCTGAAGTCCTCCTCGCCCTTCTTCTTCCGGTGCTTCTTCTCTTTACGCCCGCTATCCAGCCCCTTGTCGCCGTTGCGGCTGGACTTGAGCCCGGCCGAACGCACCCCGGACAACAGATCGAAGGCGCGCGGGTCGGCAATCTCCAGGTCGCACACCGTGCCGTCCTGCGCGTTTTTCAAATAGGTCACGCTGACAATCAGCATCTCCGCGCTGATCCGCAGCCGCGGGCTGTCCAGCATCACCCGCAGCCCGGGCGCCCACAGCGGGCCGCTGTCGCCGGCCTGCCGCCAGCTCTGCACCCGCACCGTGGCGCGGTTGCCGCGGCCGATGCGCACCGTGCGCTCCCACTCCGCGCGCCGCGCGGCGCTGGGCCCGTGTGCTTGGTCCTCAGCCAGGATGATCAGCGGCCGGTATCGGCTCACCACCGCGTCGACGGCGCTGCCCTTGCCGTGCGGCTTGCCGCGCGCCTGACCCTTGACGATGTATTCGCTGAAACGCTCCTGCCAGGAAAACTTGCCGTCCAGGCGCAGGATGTTCTCGCCCTGCACCAACGCGGTGGCGGCCTTCTTGGTGCCCGGCATATCGATTACCAACTGGCCGCGGCCGTCGGTCCAAATCATCACGCCCTGCATCCGCGCGCCGCGCTCCAGGCAGTCGAACACCGACTCCCCGTCCTCGATGTTGAAACTCGCGATCGCCGCATGCGCCCGCTTCTCCGCCAGCGGCCCCACCACCACCGCGATCTTGTACGGCGAGACCAGATCCATGGCGATGCGCTTCAGGCTCGCCCCTTTCCACTGCCCGCTCTTGAAGATCGCGCTACAGTCGATCAAATCGCCGGTCCGGTCGCGGCCGGACACGTTGAACCAGGTCGAATTCGCGTCATAGCCAGGCTGGGTTTCATCCACCCATCCGGTCAGCACCGGCTCGCGGTCTATCGTCAGCACGCACGCCTGTCCCGGCCGGATCGGCCGGGAGTCCGCCTGCCCGGCCCAGCGGTCCGTCACTTGCAGCGAAAACTGCCCGGAGATCTGCTCCAGCCCGCGCTGGATCTCAATCTCCTTCCAGCCGCCGTAGAACATCCCGCCCACCGACAACTCGCACACATCAGCCACGTTTCAGCACCTCCACCTGGCCGGCCGGCACAAAGCCCGGGTGCCGCACCTGATTGCGCGCCACAAGATCCGCCTCCGCCTCCACGTCGCCGTTAACCTGGTAGGCCAGCACCAGCGCCGGCCGCGTCGCGGCGGACTGCAGCGTTTCAATGTCAGCAAGCGTCGGCGTGCGCGCCTGCAGCGACTGCGCCACCGCCACCCGCAGCGCGGAAAACGCCGGATACAAGACATCCGGCGCCGCCTTCAACTCCGTGTCCAGCGCCTGCAGGATCTGGCCGCGCGCCGTCTCCACGTCCGCCTTGCTGACGAATGCCGCCCGCGGTATCGACCGCGCCGCCTCGATCACCAGCGTGCGCCGCACATAATCGGCCATGGCCGGCGGCATCGCTGGCAGCTGGCCCGCCTTCGGCGGCGCGACGGCGCTCAGCGCGGCCTGAGCCCAGGCCGGCTTGGAACCGTTTAGGTAGGAGGCATTGGGGCGCAGTGTTTGATAAGGGTGCAGCACGTCGCCGCGTAACAGCTGCCGCCAGGCGCTGAGGCCGGAAAAGGGATTCGTAAGCCGGCCCACCAGCGCCTGCAGCCGGCCCTGGATTTTGCCAATCAGCGCCAGCGGCGCGTTGATGATGCGCTGTACCGCGTTGATCACGCGATCAATGGCGCTCAGCGCCTGATCCAGCGGCGCCAGCATGCCGTCCAACCCGGACAGCATCTGCTCCACCATCGCCGCCGCCGCCTCGGCCAGCCCGGCGATTTCATCCAGCCAGTTAAGGGAAAACAGATCGTCGCTGGCCGCCTGCGCCTCATCCGCCGCCGCCTCCAGCTGCGCGTCGGTATCGTCTTGCGCGTCCGGCTCCAGGTTCTGACCGGCCTCGACGAATACCAGGTCCACCACGATCTTGCCTGCTTCCGCGCGCGGGAAACGGATCTTGGCGGAACCGCCGTCCAACTGGCACAGGTGATTGCCCAGCCAGGGGTGGCGCAAAGTGCCCGGTCCGCCGGACTCCAGCGCCTCGATCAGCTCCTGCAGCTCGTCCGGCCCGTCAACGCCGAAGAAAAAAGCGCTGACGTTGAAACGGCGGGCGGCACGCCCCAGGTCTTCACCGCTGGGAACGTCCCGGTATGGGTATTCATGCAGCACCGTGCGCCGGCCCACCTCGGCCGCGTCGTCCTCCACCCGGAACGGCACCCCTTTGAAACTGGCCGGGCGCAACATCAGTTGGCCCCTTGCATCGTCTGGCCCACCTGGTAGCGCAGCCGCGGGTTGGTCGGCGCGGCGGTCACGGTGGCGCTGGCGCCGGCAGACGTTTCCACCACGATCTTCATCGTGCCGCCCAGCTCGGTGTTCTTCAGCTTCTCGTTGATAGCCAGCGCCTGCTTGGCGTTCTCATTGCCAAACAGCGCCAGGATGCGGGCGATGCCGCCACCCACTTTATCCACCAGCCCATCGCCGGCCATGGTGCCCTCCAGCGACTTATAGGCCAGCGTGCCCACGCCGTAGCCGGCGGCGCCGGCCAAGCCGACACCGGCCGCCGCTGTGCCCCAGGCACCTGCCCCGAGACCAAGGAACTGGCCAAGCGGCATTCCCATCGCCAGCGCTAGCGCGGCGCGGCTTCCCGCCGCCCCCGCTGCGGATCCAGCGGCGGCACCCGCGGCCCCGCCGGGCAGGCCAGGGATAGGCAGTTCACCGCCCCCAACCCCTCCGGACGGCATGTTCACCACGTAAACCGGGGTCACGCCGGCCGCATGCTCAAGCGCCTTGCCGGTGGCCACCCCCGCACCCAGTCCCCCTATCTTCTTAGCCAACCCCATGCCCAGCCGGCCCATCACGTAGGTGACCGCCGCCGCCGCCGCGCCGCCAAGCATCAAATCCTGTCCGTCCAGCCCCATGCCGCCCTTTTCCTTCGGGTTGAGCAGTTTGCCTATGCCCCTGGCCAAGGCGTCATTCAAGGGACGCGCGAAACCGTCGTCCACCGCCTTGCGCAAGGCGGAGGTCAAACGGTTGATCTGATCCGGCAGATTGTCTATCGCGGTCGGCAAGTCCTTCTTCGCCTGACCCTTGGCGTGCTCGATTTCTTTCTTGAACTTGGCGATCTCCTGCAGCGTGCCCTTGTCCATCGCCTGCTTCAGACCGCGCTGGGTGTCCAGATCAGACTTACCGAAAGCCTTGTCGATAAACAACATCCGTTGTTTATCCGTCTTCAGCTTGTCGTACTTGGCCTTCATGTCCTGCAGGATTTCCAGCGGGTCGCGCCGTGAGCCGTCCTTATTGAAGAAACGCACCCCGGTGCCCTTGGCGGCGTCCTTCATATACTTGGCGTTGGAGAAAATTCGCAGCGTGCTGTCCACCAAAGTGCCCAGCCGGTCGGACTGCGGCTCCGCTTGAGAAAGGGATTCGATCAAGGCCAGCGTCTGCGACATGCTGAAGTTCGCCTCCACCGCACGCGCGCCCACCTTGGCGAAAATATCCGGCAGGTTCTCCAGTTCGGCGTTGCCGAGGCGGCCGGCTACCAGCATCTGGTCCAGCAGCGTCTCCACCGCATTGGTATCGGTCAAATCAATCTTGAAGTGCTTGGAAGCCACGCCCATGGCCTTGCCGAGCTGGTCGGCATTTGTCTTGGCCACCGCCATGGTGTTGGACGCGGGCTCGATCACCGCCCGGATCTGTTTCATATTCAAGCCGACGGCCTGCAGCGAATCGGACAGCTCCACCTGCGTGCTCACCAAAGTGCCGGTGTTCTGCTGATGCCGCAGCATATCCTGGCGCCAGCCTTCCATATCCGCCCGCGTATCGCCGGTAGAGACCTGCAGCAGCCGCATCTGCTTCTCGAAGCGGCCAGCGTCCTGCACCACCTTGGCCACGCCGATACCCAAGCCCAGGCCCGCCATCTGGCCTTGCACCGAGGAAAAGGCGGACTTCAACCCGGCGAACTCGGCTTTGACAAAGTTGACCGAATTGCGCGTGGCGCGCTGCATCGCGTTCATGCCCGCGCTGTATCGCGCGCCGTCCGCTGCAATGCGGACCACTAAATCAAGGGCGCTCATGTTCCTGGGCCTCTAACAACCGGTTCAGATAATGCTCGAATCGCCACGTAGGGAGCTTGAGGATGGCCTCCTCGGTCATGCTGGTTTTCAGCATCAGCAGCAAAACGCAGTCCCACAGCGCCAGCTGCCGCTCCCTTAGCCTTCCCCCTCGTCGTCAAACTCCCCGATCGCTTCGGATAGGCTGTTGTAGTCCACCGTTTTCATGCTCTTCAGCAGATCAATGCTCAGCGGCAGCACCTCGCCGTCCAGGGATTCAATGCATTCGATGATGATCGCGCAGCGGAACGCGATCGGATTGGCCGGCGAGGCCACCTTCTCGGCGTTCAGCAAATCGCCCAGCACCGGCTCGCGAACCGTGATTTTCTTGAAGGTCTGCTCGCCAATCTTCAAGCCATGCTTGAGGAGAACGATCTTGGTAGTCATGCCAGCTCCAGATAGAGGAAGGGAACGGCGCGGGCGCGCCATGCTGGCATTGTCGGTAGGGATACGGCGTCGAATAAGGGGGGGATTGAAAGACAAAACCCCCGACTGGCGGGGGTTCCAAATCCTTATTGGCCTATCCGGCTCACTCTTCTCATGAAGAAATAGCCGTCGCTGGCCAGCTCAATGCTGATATCGCCCTGCTCCATGCGGAAACTACTTGTCGCCGCACGCTGCGCGCCGGCGAGCATCAGCGATGCCACGGCGTCGGGCTGTTGCACGGTATTGGCCATCAGCCGAACAAAGAAGCGGTGACAGAAGCTGGTCTTGGGCCAGGGCGCGGGCTTCAACTCCATCCCCTGCTTGTCGAACTCGCGACATTGGCCACCAAGATTGATCAAATCGCCCTGCTGATTGCCGATGGTTTCCAGACTGCCCATCACCTGGCGCCCGCCTTTGATCTCCCAGCGTTGCTTGAGCTGCCCCTTGCCGCTTTTCAAGCTCTCTCGCCCAGTCAACGGCAAGCCCTTGGTCAGCGTAGAGGCGGAAAGCACGGGGCTCAGCAGCGTCCATTCCGCGGCCTGAGTCACACCACTAAGCATCAAGGCACATGCGGCTATGGCCAATCTATTGCAATTCATCGTCTATACCCCTGCAAAAATTCCATTCCATTGTCTCGGAAAAGCGAAGTCATCGGCAAATAAAAACGGGTATTCGGGAGACCCTGTTGATAGGGAGCCTCCCGACCCGGCTTAGATGATGAGGTCGTCGTTGTTGATGGCTGGGTAAACGACCTGGTCGAGGTTGATAGGTTTTGGTGGTGCAAAGGCACTCA